CAAGGTTCTGGCAGTGCTCCGCAGTGGGCGACTCCTAGCGCTTCTACTGGTAACGAATTTCAAATTGCAAATGTTGATGTAACTAATGTTTCAAGCGCAACACTTACTGGCATTGACTCTAATGCTGTCAAGTTAGTGTTGACATATCAAAATGTAAGTTCTGGGTCATCTACTGACCTGTATGTTCGGATTGGAAATTCAAGCGGCGTAACAACCAGCGGGTATATCTATAACTCCGGTTATTATGGTGCCAGTACCGCCACGTCCGGCTATACTTCTTTTATGCGTCTGAATGTTGGATTTAATTTGCAATCAAATGTACTCTATGGACGCTTAATTTTGAACAAACACTCGTCTAACTACTGGATTGCTGATCACAAAGCAATGAGCTCAAATTACGACAGTTACATTATGGAAGGTGTTGGATACGTACCCGCTGGCGGCACGCTTGATAGAATCCAGATTTATACCAGCAGCGGTGCCAATTTTTCAAGAGGCACCTGGACACTTAGCGAGTATCGGGAGTAATCATGAACGTAACTTACAACTGCAAAACAGGGGAAACAACTCAAATTCCTCTTACCGCTGAAGAACTTGCAGCAATCGAAGCCTACGAACGCGACGTAGCGCTTGTTCTTCAAATGGAGGAGCTGCGTCGTCAGCGCGACCAACTCCTAGCTGAAACCGACTACCTCGCCCTTGCTGACTCAACACTCACTGATGAGATGAGGGCGTACCGTCAAGCGTTGCGCGACCTTCCAGCAAACACTGCTGACCCCGCCAACCCTGTTTGGCCCACCAAACCTTAATTATTAAACAATGACTACTTATTCTTGGAAAGTTGCCAACCTTGAGCGCAACGTCGCTGATGGCAAAGTTTATACCGTTCACTACACCGTTAACGCCATGTCTGATCAGGTTGACCCCAACAGCGAGTCTGGCGGGTTCTTCTCTGCTGGTGCCTACGGCTCCCTTGGTTTTGACGGTGAAGTGACGACCCCGTTTGAACAGCTGACTGAAGAAGTTGTGATTGGCTGGGTCAAAGAACACTTTGGTGTTGAGAAAGTGTCTGAAATTGAAGCAGCACTTCAAGCACAACTTGATGAAAAGGTTGCACCTACTAAAGCAGCTGGTGTGCCTTGGTAAACCTTACCCCTTTTTAGAACAATGATTGCACTTATCCGTCCCGTACTGATGTCGTTTCTTAATAGCGACAAAGTGAAGCGATTGATTGTTGACATGCTCCGCAAACTGGCTGAGCAATCTGATAACACTGTCGATGATCAGGCAGTGACGTTCATTGAAAACGGACTTTTTCCTAACAAATGACTTACTCTTCAAATTACCTAGGTAAAGCACACGTTGTAAATACTTCTACTACGTCTGCTAATGTGAATCTTTCACATGACTGCCGTAGGATCCGACTGAAGGCTCATACTCAAGATGTTTTCTTTGCACTGGGTAATGCAGCTCAAATCGCTGAAGGCGAACCTGCTGAAGCTGTTGCAGTAGTAACTGCCGCTTCGGCTGGTGTTGCTGAAGTCCGCACGGTTACCCTTTCTGGTTTCTACGAAGTCAGTGATAAACTGACTGTCGTGGTTGATGGGACTTCTTTGACCTATGAAGTCACAGCAGCAGACCAAAGCGACACGGCTTCAACAACGCTTTCTAATGTGGCTGCTAGTGTCCGTGACGCGCTTAACGCTGATGCAACTATTAGCGCAGATTTTACCGCTACTGCTAGCGGCGCTGTGGTGACTATTACCCACAACACTGATAACACTGCATTCACGTTGACTGCAGAAGTTACTGAAAGGGACGACGATAATCATTTCCTTGATAAGCTTCTAGCTGAAGGACTTTTGATTGACGTTCCCCCTAACACCAGCGTTGCTGTTAAAACTCTGTCTGGTTCCGGTAAAGTTTACATTTCTGAGTACGTCTGATGGACTTGGGAGCCCCACCGGTACTGCCGGTTTTACGGCTCCCTGAGGCCCCTCTACTACCACGTCCGGTACTGGAGGTACCACGAGCCACTTTACCCTCGTACAAGCCGCTTGTAGTGCCTCCTAACGACCTTCGGCCACCTCCGGGAGTCAAGGGAACTACACCCTCTGAACAAAAGAAGACGGAGAAACCTAAACCTAAGCCTCCTCCGCCCCCTAAACCACCCCCAATACCTTCTCAAGTCCGTTATGTAGATGTACCGGGTACAGATCTTACTGTTCCCCTACCTAGTAACGAGATCTTGGCTACGGCTACAACGACAGCTACTGTCTCGGTTGCAGCCACCCTTACAGCTACCGCAGTTTTCAAACGGACAGTTAGCGTCTTGAAACCAATTATCAAGAAACTGCTAACCAAGAAAAAGAAAAATGCACAAGACGAAGAGCTTTCTGAATGAGTTCTTTAGTGAAATCGTTAAGGCACTTGTGCTCATATGGAGTGCTGGTGTTCTAACAGCTTCCTACATGGGAATGCTGCAAAAGATGGATCCCACTTTCGTGGCTAGTTTGCTTAGCGGCACTCTTGCTTCATACGGGATCAGTCGGATGGACACCAAGAAATCTACTTCGGAGCCACCTAAATGAAGAAACTATTTTTATTGCTGTTGTTGGCATCCCCTGCAGCAGCTCAAACTGTTACCCCTCAGTTTACCCAGGGGTCTATGCAATCCACTACTACCACCACTATTGACATCTCCCGCACGATTGCGACTGAAGTATACGGTGGTGCATACTCATCATGGTCTGGAACCAACGTAACCCCGAGCGGGGACATCACCGATTCTTCGACTACTTGGTCGGTAACTACAGCCGGAGAACAGTTTCAACTGGAGACTGTAACTCGCGCAGCAGGTGTAATCGAAACAATCGACGTAACCGAAACTATTACACAGGAATCTACTACTACCTCGCTTTCTGTCTTCTCGCAATAACACCAGTTAAAGCAGAAGAACCAACAGTTAGCAACAATGCATCGCCTATTGCGGCTGCTACAGGTAACGTAACTAATCAAGCTGTACAATTTCAGAATAACGGTGCCCCTAGTAGACAACAGTTTACTGGGGGTAATTCTTGTAACGGTACAACTATGACGTTTTCTCCATTCTACATGGGAAACGATACGTTGCCACGAGGCTACACCCGTAATAACAACTATGGTGCACAGCTCAACTTCTCTGTTCCTTTGGATGGAGGGATGACTGAGCAGTGTAAAGCTATTGCTAAGCGTCATGAAGAAAAGCTAAGGCTGGACTATGAGCTTGTGAGAGCTTTGAAATGCACTGAGATCATGAAGGCTGGATTTACTTTCCGTCCTGGGTCTCGGGTAGAGGTACTGTGTCATGACATTGTACCCATTGTCTCTTTGACAAATGAAGAAAAAAGCAACTGAGGACCAGTTTAACGAGCTACACAATCTTGTTACCTCTGAGTTCCTCAATCGTATTAAATCTGGTGAAGCCACGACACAAGATCTTAAAGCAGCTTGTGACTGGCTAGCCAAAAATGACATTAGTGGTGTTGCCCTGGAGGGTAACCAACTAGACAAACTGGCAAGTATCTTGCCTACTATTGATCCAGAACTAGTACAGCGGAGATTGTATGGCCCGAAAGTCTAGCTACAGCGGTCCAAAGTACGCTAACGGTAACTACAAATCATACCAGAAAAAGTATGATAGTTCCGAAAAACAGAAAAGTAAACGTGCAGCTCTTAACAAAGAGAATCGAAAACGTGGCACCTACGGTAATGGAGACGGTAAAGATGTCTCTCATTCCAAAGGTGGTAAAACACGCCTGATGATCCGAAGTAAAAACCGTGCCGCTAATGGTCACGGCAAACGCTCACGTTATGCATGACACCGCTACTTCCCAGTCCTGATCACTACCTGCAAAATCTAATAACCATGACTAGCCCTGAAGCGAAACGGCTATGGCGTCAAGCCATTAAGGAACACTTCAACTGTCAATGTGTCTATTGTGGAGAACATTATGAACTACATGAACTTACTCTTGATCACGTTATACCTCGTTTTTATGGAGGAGAAACGACAACGAGAAATTTGGTACCATCCTGCAGGAAATGTAATCAGAACAAAGGAACGAATAACTGGCTCACGTGGATGAGGCAGACTTTTGGGCAAACGCCTAGAGAAAAACTTATTTTATCGCATATTAAGTAATGGCATACCCTCTTGCAGAACGTCCAGAACGGCCAAAACGCAAACCTTCAGAATACGATGATAAGCCGATAGGCACACAATTTGCTGATGAAGCAGAAAAAGCTCTTGAATGGGCGAGTAGCCTTCCTGTGGTCCGTCCTGTTTTACAGACTGTAGGAGGTGCCTTACGTGTTGGTTATGATAAAATTATTGAACCAATGAAGTATGAATCAGAACAGCTATTAGCAGGTAGGGAAGCAGATGTTCCTTCCGCTATTGTTGGTTCAGCCGTTCGTGCTTTTGAATTTGGAACTAAAACAGGTGAAGTTTTGGGAGCTGAAGTAGCCGAAGCTATTAATGTAGATCCCCGCATTGGTTCATTTTTAGGTGGGGGTGCAGCTGAAACGGTGATGACCGCTGGCGTAGGTACTGTTGCTAAAAAAGCTGTTAAAGCTATTGATATGATGACACCCCCTGGGGCTGGGGGATTGGTTCCTGCTATGGCAGGTATTAGTCCTCAAATAATGCCTAGTAATGGTGGTGTACGTCTTGAGCTTCCTAACGTTATGGAAGCACGTCTAGCTAAACGACGTGGCGGACGTGGCGACTTTCTTGAACAAGAACAGTATGATGTCGTCAGACCTGAACGTATTAACGCTGTTCGTGATAAGTTGGATGAAACTAAAGAAGTAATCCAAAATATTGAAGAGAATAACCCTGGTGTTAAAAAAGGTGTGCTTACTGCTACTAATAAAGAGTACAAACGAGCCAAAGAAAATTTGGAAGATTTAGAAGCTTTACTTAGCAGTGAAGAATCTAATATTGTGGCACCTCAGCCAGGTAAAGAGTGGGCTTATCCCCCTAACATGCCACGTGCTAAAGAAATTAAAGCAGCGGAGAACGACATTCGTGGTACTATGGAAGCGTTTGAGCTGCACCATTTGATACCTAAAGGTATTTCAGCTGCTATGATGAACCGTGTTCGTGGTTTTATTGACGAGGGTATAGCGACTGTTGATGATCTTAAACGCTTTGCAAAGCGTCCTACTGAATTAGGTTTACCGGACATTGGAGATTTGGAAACTAATCTAAACCCAATGAGCCGTGTTCCTCACAGCACGTTCCACACGGAAATGCGGTATCAAGGTTCTTATCAATTCCCTGGACAAAAACTAGAAATTTCTAAACAAAATTTAGCTTCTGAATTAGCAAAAGTTAAAAATTT